AGAAACTGCTGTTGTCAATGCTGTTGCAAGTGTAACAACTGTCGTAGAAACTTGTGCAACACGAATATATGTTGTACCACCATCTACAGAGATGAAGTCATTGTTTGCAATCAGTGTAGCACCGCTTAAACTAAGGTTAATAGTTGTGTTACCAACGATAGATGCGTTTGATGTGATAGATGCTAGTGAAGTTAAGTTTCCAGAGAATGCATTTGCACTTGGGCAAATAGAAATTCTCAATGAATTACCTAAAGGGCCAGCATATCTAGCGGCGAAATCACCAAATGTGCCTTCTCCGTTAAAATAGTTCTCTTCGTATTCGTCTTCATTCTTAATATAAATTCCGTTACCGCCTGTTGTAGCGTTGTTTGAATTTGTATTAGCGGCACGAACAATGCGAAGATTGTTTCCGTATGCCAAAAAGTTGGCAGCCGTGAAAAATGATGTGGCAGTATTTGCATCCGGTTTACCGAAGCGTTCAACGAGTTTTACCTCATTGTCAACAAGGATTCTAGTGTCAATAGGTCCCCATTGAAATGCTCCAGAAAACGCACCTTGAGTTGTCCCAACAGCAGGAACTACTGTTGTTAAGTCAATCTCTGATACATTTACGCCTGGACTTAGTTGAAAGGCCATGTTTTGTCTCCTTTAAAATTCTTAGTCTGGCTTAAAATTCCAATTACTGTTTATTTATAGTTTTACAAATTTGAGGAAAGATAACGACTTTTTATGCTACTCCATAAATCACCATCCTCAACTCTCATCTCTTCATAATCATTTACACCCTGATATCCATCTATGATGCCAAACGGAGTCATAGAATCTTCAATTAGGGAGTTTTGTTCTTCTAGAATGTGCTGTCTAATGTCTGTATTTGTAGTTTCTTTAAAAAATTTCTGAGCAACTAACCAAGCAAAAAGAACCAGCGTCATTGCTAAGTCATCATTATTACCTTCTTCGGCGGCATAACTATCTTTAACACGCACAAATGTGTTAAGTTCTGCAATAGTATCAAAGTCATAAATCAGAAATTTATTGTTCTCAACAATTGCTTTTAAGTTAGCGCATCCAATCTTCTTAACTGCTGATGTTGTTCTCAATCCAAAAGAGATTGATTTTTTATATCCAGAAGAAATTGACTGGCCTTTGATAGAGTGATGTTCTAACTTAAAGATATTTTCATACTCTAAATCATTATGTAGTATATCCACAACTTGTTGTCCGTTGTCATTGATTTCAACAAGCACAAATGCTTCATTATAATACTTTGCTACCCTATAAATCAATGTAGGAAATGTCAACGGAGAAATGGTATTGCTTCTGTATTTTGCTACTTGTTTGTAAGGAACAGTAGTCACATCAACAACTGAGAATGCTGAATAATCTAAACCTAAACCTCTCGAAACATCGACTGTCATCGTATACATGTTTTTAGGTTTCATTTTTTCAGTGACTTCATCAATGCATTCACCAATAGGTTTTTCGTAGATTGATAAACCATTTTCTTCTTCAAGAGGATTCTTGAATGCTAACTCACGAAGTTTTATACCAGAGATTAAAGTTGCCGAAGAACCAATGAATTCTGTCTCAAACTCTTGTCTGAATTGTTCTTCAGAAGTGTTTCGTATTGTCTCTTCTTTCCAAGCATCATCACGACCTGGAACCATTGACCAGTGTACTTCAAGTGGTTTGTATGTTGAACGACCTTCTGTCGCATCGACCCACATCTTATAGAATTGATTCAGACCATTAGGTGTTGATACAATAATAACTTTTGTTGTTTTACCTGATGAAATGACAGGGTATGTTGATGTAAAGAAGTCTTGTGCCATGTTGTGCTGAACGAAGGCAAACTCATCTAGAAAAACTAGATTGTAAGTACCACCACGAACACCAGATGCAGAAGTTGCATATGCCCAAATAACAGAACCATTTTCAAGTTCGATGTTACCTTTGTTCCAAACTTTGATACCTTGTTGCAACCATAGAGGCAAATATTCATATGCGTATTGAAGTCGACCTAAAATCTCACGAGCCAATGCGCCTTTGTTTGCAAGAATTGCAATCTTATAATCAATGTTGAATAGTACAGTCCAAAGCATATAACCAACTGTCGTAGTTGTCTTACCAACCTGACGAGGCATCTTTGCAATACAGAAACGATTGTTGTGAAATGTATCGACCATCTCTTCTTGAAATGGCCACATGTCAAATGGAACAAGACCTTTGTCAACATTGACAATTTTTACATAATTTCTAATGAAGTAAATCGGATCTTCAGAACACTTTACAATCTCTGCAACTTGTTCTTCAGTGTAGGATATTTCTACACCTAATCTTTTTAGACTCGCATTACCATTATACCCACCACCATTATCACTCATTTATTATTCTTCAAAAACTTCACTAGTTCTGTTGTTGAGCCAACAAAAACTGCTTTGTCAACATTTACATTTCCACTTTGTTTTTTATCGTCAGACCCTTGTAAATCTTTCTTACGCTTTTGCAATTCAAGTAAGTCTTTATTTAAGTCAGATAAGTTTTTGATTAATGTTGCGACAACTTCATATGCTCTTGGTTGTTCGGATTCGTTTGCCACCAACAAAAGATTATCAAAGGCAGTTCCACCTTTGTTGATTAATTTTTTGATGTTCTGTCTAGCAAACTCAACATCATCTTCAATGGTTGAATCTTTTATTTCGACAACGGCAATCTCTTTGACCTCAATTACATTTGTTGGTGTTATTGGGTCTATGTCGAATATGTCTGATAAGTTTTTATCTATGCTTTTCATAATGTATCAGGGTATTCTTTTGACTGAATGGTATATCCAAAATCGTCATTAGTATCCGCAGTGACTGGAGATTGAGTAATCTTTGTGTTTGCTATCAATAATGGTGTTGTCTCTACAGTAGAAACAAGATATCTTGCATGTGAATCTGCGCCAATAACAACATCGTTTGCAGACAATACACCAGTCATTGAAGTTGCAATGAGAGTATTTGAATTTGGTCTCCAGTACAATACTGTGCCAAGAACATCTCTCTTGTTTTCAACATTGATTGTTTCACCTTCAAGATATGTTCCGTTACCTGTGTTTGCAGTATTCTGCATAACAACAGTTTGAATTGCTTTGTTATTGGTATCGTAGAACAAGTTTGTTGTAGCACCACCGGTGATAATGTTTGCACCGTTTGCAACAATACCACTATCGATACCAATAATGATAGCACTGTTAGCAACAGGACCAAACAGATATCCTTTGACAGTGAATGTCAAATCCCATGTAATGATTCTTTGTGAATCTAAACTACCTTCATATTCTATATTCTGCGAAATACTATTGAGAACAATAGGAATATCTTTGATGATATTCAGTGATGGAACTAGATTGGCAGTTACTGTATAGTCTGGAACAAAATATGGTAGAATTTGTTCAACAAGTTGTGTACCATCTTCAATGTTGCGAACAAAAATGCTTAGAGTAAAATCGAAGTTATATGGTGCACCAACATACTGAGACTTGACTGTTCTTTTGACCGTTGTATCAGCAGCCGCAATCTTAATAGCTGATTGTTGCTTACGGCTAGAATCATATGAAATGTTTGTCATTTCAAAATTAAGTCTAGGTAAAGTTATAGCAACAGACTTTGTTAGAGTAGGGTCTTGTTGTAATCTTGTAATGAATTTTTCTTTGGCACCATATGCAAGAGGCACTTTAATAACTTCTCTTGTAGTGCCATCATTAGCATATCTTTTGATGGACAGATTATTAAACATCGTACCAAAAATTACGACATATTTTCGAAAACTACGATTGTAAAAATGAGTACCAAACATTACGGTTCACCAAATGGATTGTTTTCAGAGAAGTCGATGATATTATCACCCTCTGTTTGAACAACTTTATTATCTGCAATATCCTCAAATGAGAAGTCGAGGTCTTGTGCTTTTGATTCACCACTTGTTGAAAGTATCCAAGATGCATTACTTGTGGCACCTTTAATGGCTTGTAGATTTACAAATGTTCCATTAATTTTAATGACTTCAAGTTTTCTTGTTGTTGAATTAAACGAAGTGCATTCAGCAAAAGCGGTTGCTGTAGCAACATTGCTACCTTGATATACTGTCTCATTATTTGCTGTATCAAAAGTTCCAGAACCTCCAGCATTCACAGACAATGTTGTTACTGTATAATTGTGTCTAATTTGTTCATCAACTTCTTCAACACCAGTTTCAATAATTTCACTAGAAAATACAAACTGGCGAAGTTTTAGTGAATACAAATATACATTGTTGTCACGCCCACGACCTAATGGATAGAACATTGCAGGAGTGTTCTCATGCTCAACATGTGAAATCTCAAAGAAGTTTTGCACAAGAGGAATGTAAATTAAGTCACCTTCTTGCGCCCTAAACAATCCAGGAACACTTGCTTTAAATCTACGGCGAGAAACAAGCATTGTCATCTCATCACGAATGTCAAGACCAAACTTAGAAATGAAATCACCTTCACCTTCCATACCAGACACATTGTTGATGTACATTTCAATTGGGTATGCAGTAACATATTTCTTCAGTTGGTCTTCACCATACAACTTATCAATACTTGAATTGTCTGTAGTTCTTGGCAAATAGTAAACATCTATACCATAAATTTTCATAGCCTCAATCATCAAATCCTCAACGAGCAACTGCTCATTGGTTACTTGATTAACCGGAAAATTATTGAAATATAAATTCGTTGCCATTATTAGCCAACTAAAATATCTGGTGGCAATACATTCAGACTTTGAATATCTTCTTCAATCTTTTGAATTTCAACAACAGCCTCATCGTAAATTGCTTGACCATTCAACATCACACCACCTGGCATTTGAATACCTGCAAACTTTTTAAGATTGTTACCCCATTGTTTTTTAATCAATGCAATAGCATATCTCTTTAAGAATCTATCATTCCAAACATCAGAGATACCTGATTTTGAAATTGTTTGTCCAGTTGCTGTACTAGTGAATGCACTATAAACATTCAATGAAGTTGATGAATTAATTTGAATGATTGTTTGAGTTTGACTGCCAACTGTGATATCATCACCAATAAACAAATCATTGTAGAAGTTTGTTCCAGTACCAGTTACCACAACTGAAGCATTTGCAACATTGGCTGTTCCAGATGCAGTAAATGTATCAGGGTCTAATTTACGATAACATTCAACAACTACCCAATCATTTTCTTTTATGCTATTATTCCAATCAATATCAAGAAACAATTTGTTGAGATGGCGATTGAAACGATATTGTGGTTTACCAGAGAACAACAAATTCAATGTTGCGATATGTTGCATTGTGATTTCATATGGCACATATGACACTGAAGTAAAGTCATACAAATCATGCAATCTTAATTGATAGCGCAAATCGAACATGTTGATTGATGAGTTTGAATCATCAAACGGAAACACATTCACAACACCAATCACTGCATCAGGAACATAAATCCATTTTCTTGCAATATCATCTGTTGTAATTTTATGCTTCATGTAAATCTTCTCAACACCATCGAAGTGATAGTCTTGAAAGAATTGTAATGCTTCATCTATTCTATCTTCTAATTGGTCATCATCGACATTGATATCGATAACAGGAAAACCCAACTCACGAAGACAGTAAGTTTTAAAAGTGGATCTTGTTGTAGGTTTAGCCATAGTAGTATATTTATCCTAGTGCGATTGCCATTGCCATTGCATCACCAATTGTTCCTGCCTGTTGTCCGCCAATAAAAACATTATCGGCATACACATTACCTTTAACGCCAGCACCGCCGGCAATAGTTATTGCGCCTGTTATATTTGATGTTGATGTTTTTGTGTTTGAGACATATAATTGCGATGCGCTATTAACTGTAATCAATGCACCACTGTTTGCCAAACCAGTCGAACCACCGGCATTGGCAGTGTATTGTCTTGAACCATCTGAGAATTGAATGTATTGCGAAGTCGCAACTGCACTTGCAGTAAAGTTTGTCGATACATTAATGTTTTTTACATTAAGTGTCGCTATAGTTTTATTGAATGTGAAGTTGGCATTTGAACCAAAAGAACCGGCGTCATTGAACTGAACTTCTGTGGTGAGACCGGCAGGCTGAGTTGTCCTAATCGAACCAAGAGTGTTCGATGAAGTCTTATAGTAAATTATACCATCAGCAAAATTGAGAGCAATCTCACCGTTAGCAATAACACCTAAAGAAGGAGTGGCTGCCGCTGTACCCGAAGAACGGACTGCAATGACTGTATTTGCCATGCTTAGAAAGTTCCGCCAGCCGATTCAACTTTCAAAACAACATTATTTTCTTTTACAGAAACTTTCTCGGTAGATTTTACTTCTTCAACTTCTTCTTTGGCAGATTCAATTATTTCTAAACCTAGTTTTTTTCTTTTTGAATTTGGTAGCATGTCTTCCAACTGTTTGATGTAGTAGTTTTTATCAGCAATATCTTTTTCAATATCAGCAAATTTATTGCTCAGTCTCTCAAGTTCCTTTGCTTGCTCATTCAATGCAGTCTGTAGACGATGTTTATCAGCATCACTATTACTTGAATTCTTAATGATGGTGTTTTTGTTTTCAACTTCTGAAGTTAGAGAAACAATCTTATTTTGTAATTCATTTTTTTCTCTAACAACAGAATCATATGAATTACCTTTTTCCTGAAGAATAGGTATTTCTTTTACCTTCTCATCAAGAAATTTGATTTGAGTCTGAAACATAAAATTTTGTTTCAGAACCGCAGTAAAGTTTTCTAGTACTACCTCATTGTAGACATTTATAAAATTTGCATCGGACATAATAAAACCCTTTCATAGTATTAATTATATATTAGAAACTTCCACCATTCAAATGTGCAAATGTTGGAACGCCACCAGAACTGATTTGTAGCACATGGCCTTCAGTAGATGAAACTACAGTAGTCAATGCGCTTGAACCTTGACCAAGAACAACACCATTCGTTGTGAGTGCAGTATTACCTGTACCACCATTACCGACTGCAAGTGTGCCAGAAATGTGAGTTGTAAGACCAACTTTTCCATATGAAGGTGCAGTAGTTACACCACCAGAAATAAGAACATTTCCTGTTGCAACATCAGCGAGTTTTGATAGAGTTGTTGCACCAGACGCAAAGATAATATCACCAACTGCATATGATGCAAGACCTGTACCACCACGAGCAACATCAAGTGTACCAGAAGTAACTTGAGATGCGGCAATTGCAATCGCACCAGCAGTCACTGCTGAAACTTCACCATAACTGTTAACAGTCAATGATGTGATTGTATTGGCAGCGGCAACACCGCCTGTTAATGTGAAGCCAGTGTTCGCCTGTGATGCAAGACTTGTGCCATCAAAAACAAGTCTCTGACCTGCTGTGAATGTTGTTTGATTTGTACCACCTCTTGCAATAGGTAATGTACCTGCCGTTACAGCAGATGCATTGATAGCAATAGCAGTATTAGTTACAGCAGAAACTCTACCATATGCATCTGTAGTAATAACTGGAAGATGTGAAGCTGAACCAGTTGTACCAGCAGTGCCTGTATTTGCTAATGTTGCAAGTGCAGTTCCGTTGAATGCAACAATACCATTTGTAAATGATGTTTGATTTGTACCACCATCAGCAATAGCAATTGCAGAAGCAAGACTGGAGACTGTACCACCAGTGATGTTTGCTCTTAGTGTAGCAGTATTGGCGGCAGTTAAAGAACCAGTTGCAAGTGTGTTTGATGTTGGGTCTGTTACTAATCCTTTGAATAAGAAGAAGTTACCTGCGGCTTGTCTGACAAGACCATGATATGTAACAGAAGTGCCTGTATTTGCTTGCCCATAGAAACCAATATCTAAAACATCACCAACTGTATTATTGGTTGCAAGTTTGATTAAAGAATCGGTTGTTGTTACTGTTGAAGTATTAACTGTTGTGGTTGTGCCAGTAATAGTTAAGTTACCTGT